GCACGTTGCCGCCGCCACCTGCTGCCATGAGGACGAAATACGCCGGTTGGTCGTGGTATTCTGTTTCATGGAAGGCGAGAAATTCTGTCGGTGTGGAGATCACCCAGCCGCTGGCCAGACACCGGCCGAGGCGCCGGTCCCACTCTTCCGGCGTGACGCCGGTTGACATTGCGGTGCTGTGGGCTAGTTGCCATGGGGTCTTAGCCCTCATACATGATGTTGGCGGTCCCTGCGTCGAATGTCCCTGAGCCGCCCACAGTTGTTAAGCGGATGCGGTCTAGAGTGCCTGACAGGCTTTTCACTCCAGAGCCGTGGAAGACAGCGTTCAAAGCTGAGGTTACACCATTAGTGCTAGACACCCATGTATTAGTGCTCGGATTAAGACTGCTGATCGTGCAAACAATACTATACAAGGTGCTTGCCGCTGCTCCCCTTGTGAGTCCCAAGCCAGTAGTAAATACAGTAGCGTCCGTGCCACTAGATGTGTTGACCACCGCCAGAAGACTTGTGTAGTCAGAAATTTCAAATCCTCCAGAGTCTCCGAGTTGAATCATCAAATCGCTGCTTGCGGTTGAGCTGACACCGCCGAGCATTACAGTGATCCGCTTCACCCACGAAGGAATGTCGGTAAAATCTATCGAGGTTCCCGAAGTTGTTGGGACTGCCGTGCGCAGGGTCAGCGGCTGAGAGAGTTTGGCCGGTGTGACGGCCGCATCCGCAATCCGCGCAATCGGCAGGGTGCCGGTCGTGAGCTTGCTGGCATCGATGCCTGTGGCGAGCTTTGCGTTGGCCACCCCGCCGTCTTTGACGCGAAATTTTCCCCCGCTTACTTCCAGCGTGGCGTCGTCCGTGTCGGCGGCGGTGCTGAACGCCACGGTTGGTGCTGCGGTTAGGTTAAGTCCGGCTGGGGTCACGGTCTCGCCGCTCACCCATATTTTGCTTGCTGTTACAGTTGCCATGATTTTGCTCCTTAGTTGTTAAGCTGCGTTCCTTGTCTCAGTCGGCGGCAGGCTCTTGGGCGATGCCTCAATGCTGGCCCCACGGATTTCTGGCCGACCGTTGTTTGTCTCGTAAAGGATCTCGGCGGCGTGAGCCTTGTAGCGGATCGGCGACTTGGCGTTGTAGTCCTCCAGCCCGCCGGAAGTATTGGCCAGCGTGCCGATGGTAACGTCCTCCACGTCGGGGTTGATCGTTTTGATCTTGGTCGTAATGCTCGCCCCAGCCGGAATGACCACATCGGCGATCGTGCGGAGGAACCGCTTGCTGTGCATGTCGCCGAAGTCGTAGCGGCGGGTGCGGATGCTGGCAGGAACCGGCGAGACGACATTGACTGTGGTGTCGGGGCTGTCGTCGCCGTCCTCGCGCTGGTTGAGCAGCATGAGGTATCCGGCCCGGTTGGTGATCATGATGCGCCGCTCGCCCGCCACGTTGCCGACCAAGAAGTTATTCACGCCGAAGCCGTAGATGTCCTCCGTTTCCCACTGCTCGTTGAGCTGGCTGTAGATGAACACGCCGTTGTTGCTGTCCGTGCTGTCGGCCAGCGGCACGGCGAGGTAGTAGCGATTGTCTTGGTAGACAGCGACAGCGTCCTCGATGAGATCGGTGTTGAGCATTTGCAGCTTGTCGGCGATAGGATCGCTAAGTGGCTTGGTATCGCCGCGCAGCTTGAGATCCAGTCGCGCATCTAGGCGATAGACGCCGCTGTCGGAAAGAAAGTAGACAAAGTTTCCGGCCGTCACGATGGTCCGCCGCGCCGAGCATCCAATCTCGTCGGTGAGCAACTCCAATTTGCTCACCGCTGAGTCAATGTCGAAGCCGTTGCCTCCGGTCGCTGCGACCTGAGAAATCGTTGCAAGCCAGATGCTTTTGCGGCAGAAGACCAAAACTGTTCCCTCGACCCACGGATGCACGGCCACGATGTAATCGTTCCCGCCCTTGCCCACGCGGAACGACGCCCAAAACGGATCGTAAAGATCGGGGTCGAGCACGTCGGAAATCATTACGTTCTGGCGCCCGTCTGGAAGGATCAGCCGGTTGTTGACATAGGCCGCCCACGGCACCGAGCGCATACGCTTGTAGGTCGGTCCCTCGGCGGGCACACCGGCCGGTGCGCGGATAAAATCGTTGGCGGGGTTGCCGTCCCAGTAGAGCGGCGGCTTAACCCTGCGCACCTGAGTGTTGGCACCGGCTTCGCTTGGGGTGCCGCTCGGCACCTCAATGGTAAAGCGATCAGCGTCGATCACCGAGGCGATGTTGTATTCGTGTCCCGCAAAGGCTGCCGCCGCACCGCCCTCAATGCGGACGCGGGCGCCTTGCTCGTAGCCGTGAGCGTCCACATAAACAGTTGCGACAGTGCCAGAGACCTCAATGCCTTGTGCGCTGGTAAAATTAGTTCCCCATCCGGCCTGATTGCGGTCGGCCTCACGGAAGAGATACAGGCGATTGTAAGCCTGAAGCATAGAAACCTTGTCGGTCGGCTCGATGATCTCGTCCGGCGTGGTCGGCAGGCTAATCTCAGGCGGCAGGGCAATGACCAGCAGTTCATCATTGGTGTCGGTAACGAGGTTCTCCGTGGCGCTGACCGCCAGCACGGCTGCCGCACCGGCCGATGTGATGTCGAGTGCGCTGTCGGTGATGTAGGTGAAAACGCTGTCCGGTCCCGCCAGCAGCACCGCCTCGGTGCCGATGCTTTCTTCCGGTAGAAGCATGAGGGCCGAAGTAAAGATGCCGCCGCTGTAGACAGCGCGGACGATCTTTTCGTTCGGCGCTGGCTCCAAGATAAACGGCACCGTCAGCGGCGTGCCGCTCACCGAGATGTCGCTGGCCAACCGCTTGGCGCCCTTGCGCGTCTGCGCCGTCCCGCGCTCCAGTCGCATGTTCACCGAGTCCTGCAACATTCCGGCAGGCAGCGTCAGCGGGTTCATGCGCGAGGCAAACCCGATAAAGCCGCGATCACCGTCGCGCTGCACTGGACTTTCTAATGCCATTAAGAAGTGACTGCCTTGATCACGGCAAAGTTGATGACCGGAGCGTCAACCGCCGTGCCGCTAATGGTGCGGAAGTTGATATTGAAAGAACCTGCGGCAACGGCCGTCACGACGAACTCGTAGGGATTGGTGCCGCTGCGCTGGTTCAAGATGACAACGTCGTTAATGGCCACCGTGGAGTTGTTGACCGTAAAGGTCGCCGCCGTTGTCGATCCCGCTGCGCTGAACATCGTGATGCTGCCGCAAACATCATCTATCTGAACCGCCGTGGTCCTGCTTGTCGCTTGCGTCACCGTCCCGCCTGCGCCTGTCGCATAGCCGATGCCAGCGGTTCCGCTGCTGGTCACCGCGCCTGTGGCGGCGACCGAAGCGGCGGTCACGGCACCAGTGGACGCCAAGGACGCCACGCCAGCCGCGCCAGCCGTGATGGCGCCGCAGGTCAACGGACCAGCGCTCAGGTTAAGCGGAGTATCGCCAGCGCCAGAGGCGATGAGGCCAACCTCCTGCAAGCTGTCGAGAAGATCAGCGGTCAGGGCCGGTTGATCCACCGGAGCAGCATTCCAGAATCCAAGAAGCTGATTGGCGTTTGTGCCGATGCGCGTTGCGACCGTGCTGCTGAGAGCGTTGTTCTGCCCAGAACGAACGCAGTCGCCCTTGAGCTGTCCGGCCGTAACCTTTTTGGTCACGCCGCTGTCGTCAATAACAAGGTTGTCGCTGTCGTCCGGTGTGGCGCCGAGCGCGGTGAGTTGTGCGATTGTTTTGGCCATAGTCGTTGATTAGTTAAGTGCTGCCTTCAGCCTGCTTTTGAACCGCGCCGCGTCGGCGGGAGAGATGTCGTTCTTGCGATTGGGGGCGATCTGCTGGTGCGTGACGATGCGGCTCATTGGGATGTGCCACTTCTTCATGCGGGGCACGATGTATTGGATGGCGCTGTCCATCGCGTCTTCACCGAGCGGGTCGCTGTAGGTGTCGCCGTCCCACGCCACACCGAGGCTGTAGCTGTTGCAGTCCGGCACGCCCTGCCAGCTCGACAGACCGGCATGCCAGCAGCGGGCCGTGTCGTCGGCTAAGACGGTGCGGTTGCCGTTTCTGGCGATGATGACGTGGTAACTCACTTTGCTTTCGGGGTTCATGCACCAGCTCACGCTGCCGTTATAGCTCCCGCTGGTATGATGCAGGACAATCATGGTCGGCGTGATGGGTCTGCCGCTTTTGTTCGGGGTGTTCAGCCTGCGTTCGTCGTAGGTTTTGCTGACTGCGGGTGTGGAGACGGTTGTGGATTCTAATGGCAAGCTCGGCGAGGCTGGCGCTGGGCCAGTCGCGGACGGCTTTCCAAATAGTCTCTTGATCCACTTCCACATGCGCTTACTTAGCGTGGCCTTTGGGCGGCGGGTTGACGGTGACGGTGGCCTGCTGCTTCAAGAAGTCATAGCCGACCGTCACGCAGCCAGCCGCAAGAGCAGCCCAGCTCGCGGCGAGGATCGCACACGCAATGAGTTTTGTGGCGCGGGCGGGCATGGAGTCAGAGTCTTGCGTTATTGTCCTTGGCAACGATCAAGCCCCAACCGGCGAGCAGGCTCGCGGCGATGAGGCCGAGGTCAGGGATTGTGCCGCTGGCCAGAAATTCGCGTCCGGCCGTGGACAAGCTGGCGATGATAGTGAGTGCTCCGAGCAGGTTTGTTTTCCAGTTTCTCATTTGTTTGCTTTCTGTTTTTTGCGTAGGTCGTGAAGGACCGAAATTAAGGTGACGATGCCGACCGCAAGGCCGACACAAAGTCCGGCGACCCTGAGAGTCGTCTCCAAATGGGGCAGCATAGAAAACGCCGAGGAGCCGATAGACGTAGCCGTGCCAATGACACCTTTTTCCGTCGTGCTGAAGTTGTGATGAAAATAGGACAGGCTCATCGCGCGGCTCCTCAAATGCGTTACTTCAAGTAGGCAAGCACAGCACCGGCGTGCAGTTTGATCTCGGTGAAGCTGCCTTCGATGGCGGTGCCGACAGGGAACGCATAGGCGCTTCCGCTGGTCGTGCTTGCCACGTTGGTCTGGTTGCCTGCGAGCGTGTGGAACTTGGTCGCTGCGTCGAGGCTTTGGACGGCGCTGAAGTTTCCGGTGACAGCCGTGGTGTCCGAGATGAGGCGGACGCCGTTGGCTTTGTTCGTTGTTCTGACGTTAGGGTTCATAGGATTAGTATTGGTTGACGCGAGCGGTCCATGTGGATGGCTGGCCCTGTTGGAAATAGTATTTGTCGCGCTGGGAGATCAGCTCGGACTCGGCCATCTGTTCCATGGCGAGTGCCTTGTCGAGCTGGCCGTCTTCTGTGAGCAGGTCCGAGGTCAGCATGAGTGCGACTGCTTTTGCGATGACGCTAGGCACTGTCGCCGACAGGTTGCTCGCGCTGTACTCGGTCGGGCGGATGCGGTAGTTGACCCAGACGGTGGTTGGCAGGTCGGTGCTCTGCGGGAATCTCACGTTGTCGCCGAGGAGCGTATAGCCAATGGCGCGCGGAGCTACGTGGGTCGCGGGCGAGTCGCGGAGGACGCCAAACACTTGCCCCATGGCTGTCTGGCCGCTCTGCTCGTAGGGGATGAAGTAGCCATTGGTCTCGTCGCCTTCGACGGTGCGTTCTTCGACGCGCATAAGCTCAGGCCAATCGGCCCACTCCCAGCAGTCGGCGATGCGTTCGTTGGCGGCTGCGACCATCATGGTTCTTGCGCCGGATGGGATGGCGTCGATGGTGCTGGCGTCGTTGCCGACACGTTGCCATGCGCGGAGGAGGATGGATTGTAGAGTGACTGTGCGCATTAGCTGTTGAGTGCGTTCATGGCGGACTGCACGGCGGCTTCAAAAGTGACGCTGGGATTCGGCCACGATGCTTGCGGCGCCGGATTGGCGGCGAACATGGTGAGGACTTGCTGCAAGTAGGCTTCGACGGCGTCCAGCTCGGCGCAGGTCTTGCCTGCGGCGGTGAGGGACTGGCGCAGATACAAAAGTGTGGGCTGGCGGTCGCCTGCGAGGCCGACACTGCGGAGGTGTTCTTCGGCGGTGACGGCGGGCGGCGGCGTAGCGATCAAGCTGCGGCTGGCTGCGTCCCATCGCAGGCTGCCGTTTTGCAGTCCTTCGCCTTCGGCGTCGGTGAGCGGGAGCGCGGTGATGCCTTCCGGAAGCGGATCGGCGATGACGGTGCCGATGCTGACGGACTCGCCGGTCGTGGTGTTATAAAGGAGGTGCCAGTTTTGCATTTTAGGGGATGCCGATGAGGGTGAAGCCGTAGCGGTCGGGGTTGGCAGTGATGTTGTGTTTCACGGCGAGGCGGGAACCGCTCGGAATGTTGCGGCCAAAGAGCGATAGATAAGGCGGCGAGGACTGCACGAACTCATTGGAGTTGTAGTTGACGATGGTGACGCCAAAAGTTTGCTCGCTGCCCGATGGCCCGACGCCAACCTCAAATTGCGGACTCAATGACGAGATGCTGCTGTTGTGCGTAGACGGCACGATGGCCACGGCGCGGTAGGCTTGTGATGTTGATGCCGTTGCTTGCACCCATGTTCCGCTGGCTCCGCTGAAGCTGATGCCTTGGCTGTTGGCCGTGTTGCCGCCGATGACATCCACGCTGGTGGGCGCAGTGGCGTAATCGCTGCTCGCTGTAAGGAGAAATACTTGTGCGGTTGCCGTTTTACCGCCCGTGACCACAGACTGAATGCGAGCAGACAGTCGCGTGCCGCTGGGGATTTGAAACGGAATAGAAACGGCAACGCCTGTTGGGCCAGCCGTGGCTACTGCTCCACCAACGGCAAGGTTGGAAATAATGTTTGTTTCAGACCCGCTGGCACCCGTGGCGATGTCGATGAGTGTCGCGGTGTTGGTGGAGGCCACGGAGATGTCTTGCACCATCAGCACCAACAGTCCCGCATTGGCGGAAGTGGAGGCGATGAGTTCGGTATACGAACCTTTGGTGTGCGCGGAGGTGTTGGCGGTCAATGACACCTCGGCGGTGGAATTGACAAGGGTGTAGGACGATTGCTCAAACCAATCGACATTGCGCCAAAGCGGGGTGGCACCGAGATAACCTTTTTGTAGGAGGGCCATAGGTCAGGGATCGGTGATGAGGAAGAGCGTGGCCGCGTCGGGACTTCCGATGGCGTTGTATTCGGCTTGGGTGAGCGAGACGATGTTGTTGACCACATCGCTGCCGCTGCCTGCGGAGGTGTCGCTGACCACGTTGACGCCAGAGCGGTCGGCGGCCGTCAGCGTGCGGGTGGTGCCGGTGGAAATGCCGGAGAGTTGGAACTTTAGGTTCTTCGTTGCATCTCCGTCGTCGTAGATGAGGAACGCGCTGTCGCTCATCACGTCGAAGAAGGACGTGTCGGTGAGCTGGTAGTCGTTGTCGCGGGAGGCGCCGACGATGGCCTTACGCACATACACGCCAGCCTGTTTGTAGGACGAGAAGGGCCACGTTCCGGAATTCGAGCGCACTAGCCAGCGGCTATCCAATGCGGCCGATCCGTCGAGCGGGAGGTCGGCATAGGTGGCCACTTCGCCTGCGAAGAAGGCAGAGCCGCCGCCGCCTCCAGACCCCTTGAGGTCGAAGTTGCCGGTAAACGGATTGAAGGCGAAGCCCATTACAAATTAGAAATTGGAGATTTAAGAGCGGGTGACGGTGGCGATGC